TTGGCTCGTTTAACGGAGCGTCTGAACTTGCATCAAAGCCGTTAGTGGCCTCGTCTGCCAATGGTATCCAGTTAGTAACAATATAATCTTCTGCTGCTTCTAGTGGAGCAGCGTAGAAATTAACAGTACCAACTTCTGTTTGTGGAACATAGCCGGTACCAAACAATGCTGTGATCACGGTGCCTGTGCCAGCTGTCAAACGAATCTCACCACCTGCTTTATGTGACAAAGTAATTGTGTTATCTGCGGTCACTGCTGCTTCAATGTGATTTGTAACTTGGGCGCCATCAGCATCATACATAGTGATAGCGTTAACGGCTGCTGCAAAAACTTCAGCATCAGTAGTTGCCGCAGTAGTTGTAAAGTTAACTGTGGTCGCTGCAGAAATTGCCAAACCACCTTTGATACTTTGTTTAATAGTAAATGTCTTGGCTCCAGCAACTCCGAATGTAGCTGCAAGAACTGCTGTAGATTCTACAACGGTAGCACCAGTTGTTGAACGTCTCCATAGACGGAAGCTGGCTTCGTTGAATGTTGTATCACGAACATCGGGTGCGTTGTCAACACCAACATAGCTGAACTGTTCTTCAGCGTTAGACTGAACGTAAATGCTGTCTGCTGGAATGTTTGCACCACCGCCACTACGATCTAGATAGTAGTTGGCTGCTGCACCGCCTGCATAGATTGGAGCCTCGTAGGCTACCCATGCGCCTGTAGCAGAATTCCAACGCTTGACTCTCCAACGTGCGCCTTCGCCTGGCTCAGAAGCTTTGATCCACACACTGCCTGTTGGCTTTGGTGCAGTATCGGCAGTCTTCCATTCTGGAACGCTGGTGTGTGGAGTAATTTGCAATGTTGGAGGATAATAGTTACCTGTTGCAATACCAAGGTTGCTGGCTGCTACGCTGGCTGCAATAATAGTACCTGATATTCCTGGAGCAAAAACAAGGTTACCTGATCTAGTTGAATCGCCTAGACCTTCTGTAGCACCGTTGCTGTAGAAATAAATTTTGTTGTTTACCAATGCAGCACGTACACCTGCAGTGGCACCCATTGCTGTGTTGATGTCGCTGACTAGGCTTGCTGGAGTTGTACCATTTGCTGTGATCAATGTTTCATTTAGGTAAAAACTATGACCAACAGTCCATGCGCCTGTACCTGATATAGTCTTAGAAGTAATTGTTGGCCAGCTAGCTGCCCAACCACCGCTGCCTACTTTAACCCATGTACCTGCTGTTACCAGGCTACCACTTTCGTTATAGCCGCCGCCTGGGCTCTTGTAGAAAATTCTTGCAAGTTCTTTACTGACTGTTCCTGTTTCAAATACCACAGCATAATCGCCAATAGATCCAACTGATCCTCTTGGCGCATTGGCTGTAATTTTTGTTGTTGCATCCGCATCAGTAAGAACGATTGGAGTTTTCATTGTGAAACTTTGACCGCCTGTGGTATCACCGGCTGCACCGTTCCATTCAAAAATACCATATGATGTGCCAAGAGTGTCAACCCACCATGCGCCATCATCTGGCTCACTGCCTGGCTCAATTGGTGTGCCTTCTAGTTCGTCTAGGTTAACATCAGCACGTACAATGAATGCACTTGCGCTCACGCCTAGGTAACTGTATGCAGCCAACAAACCGTATTCATTGCGCTCACTACCATGGATTGGTGTGTTGCTAGGTGTCTTTTCAAAGAAAGGAACACCAAACAAGTCGCCAACATCTTTCTGACTTGTTAATCTAAATGCTTTTCCAGCATTTGCTTTTGTTGTCGCAGTAGCAGTACCTGTGCCTGCTCCATTGCTTTTATCCTGTGCTGTGGCTACAACAATAAGAGGAGTAGTACCAGGTTCAGCTGGTGTGTAAAAGCTCTCATCAATTATCGTAACTTGTACGCCTGGGGAAACTAGTGCCATATCGTTATCTCCTGAGTTAGTTCTCTCATAATATTTAGCGTAGTCTAGTAAAAATGGGCAGTTATAACATATCGAAAAGGGGTTAAAAAGGTGTAAATATCTATATGCGACCACTTTGCAAATGCGGTTTACGACCCCGTGCAGTTAACTATAAGAAAAACAACAGAACTTACTATAGAAGTCTCTGTGAAATCTGCATGGCTCACGGAGTTAATCATGGAATACCCCGCTGGTTTAGAGCAGGGTATAGGATGAAGTTGCAGTGTGATCGATGTGGATTTAAAAGTGTCCACCGTGACCCGTTCAGGGTATTTCACATCGACGGCAATTTAGATAACTGCCGGCCTGCAAATTTAAAAACAGTTTGTGCTAACTGTGTCAGTGTACTAGCCAAGGACGGAGTTAACTGGCGGCAGGGCGATCTCGTTGCTGACTATTAATTTTGCTTGGTTATATAGATCGTCAATAGAGCTGTTGTTGTCTACAATTACATCAAAATCTGTGCCAACCCAAGCAGTTTCACTGGCGTGAATTTTACGCATTTTTAATTCTTGTACAGCATAGTTATGACCCTGATTTGCGTTGACTGCAACATCATACCAATCGGGTAATTCACCACGTTGTACCCAAATGATCTTACCGCCTGCATCACGAATACTCTGTATTTCATTAGGAAAGCGGCAATCACTGATTACCACATTGTCTTTGCTGTTGCGGATTTTATTTTCTAGGCTGGCAATCCAGATGTCATCATGAAACGCTTTGCGACAAACTTCTGTGCCCCAATATTGCAGTACCCATCTAGGAGTTAGTGTAGGCATTGCCAGTCGTTCTGCCCACCAAGGGTCAACTTGTTCACGCCATTCGCGGGCTTCTTTAGTACGGCCTTCCAACAGTGTACGGTCCCAACCAAACACCGCGGCCACCGCGTCTTTTAATGTATTAGCAAAACTTTCCCTGCGAAACTCATGAAAGTTAACTAGATAGTCAGCAACTGTATCTTTGCCGCTGCCAATAAATCCACATATTCCAATAATCATAATAGTCTCCAACTAAGACTATTATACTATACTAAATTACTAGGGTCAACCTATTATGAATGAATAGCCCTGGCCGCCTGGAACCAGTTTCATTAGATCGTCTGTGAGTTTTTCAATTTCTGCTTGAGCTTCAGATTTCATTGCGGCGCCGTTCAATGCGCTGCCGCCTTGTGGTCCGGCAATTTGAGCAAACTTTTCACGTGCCTGTCCCAGCATCATTTTGCAGTTAGCTAGACTGAAATCTTTTACCCATTGACCTGCATATACATCACTGATGATTGCAAAGTCAGGCTTGGTATTGTAAACCCAAAGCATGACTTCTTCTTCACCACGGGGACGTTGCATGATGGTTAGTTTATGGTTTTGAGGATTCCAATTGTAGTTGATAAAACTTCCAAACATCTTACCAACCAATTCTTGATACTGGGCAAATAGTTCATAGGTTAGCAGGCCGCCCATGTTTGTTGATGACAGCAAATAGGTGTTTGTATAAGCTAGGTTAAACGGTTCAAACACTGTACCACCCGTGCCGTTTCCTGTGCGTGAACCAACGCTTCTACGATATATTTGTCTGACCTGCTGAATTTCTTTTGGTAAAATATATTCGTTTTGATCCTGTAACAGAGTTAAAAATGCATAACTTTCTTCTACAGAATTATCGCTGCGTTGTCGAAAAACGGCCAGGCTGCGATTCAGTGCTGTTTCGTAGTGTATAGGGTCTAGCTCTATGTCGACCATGCCGTCACCTAGCATGGTTTTGCAGTAGTCGTAGACTTCTTTTTTAGCTTGATCTATTTGGTTCATACAAGTATTTATCGTAGCGGTAAATATACTACTATGCCGCGACTAAGCCTCTACCGCCCAGAAAAGGGCAATGATTATAAATTTATCGACCGAAGTATTTGGGAGATGTTCCAGATTGGCGGCACTGATGTGCTGGTCCACAAATATCTAGGACCTGGAACAGCCACGCAGGGAAACACTCCCAGCACACCCACTTACGATACAACCAATCCCACGCAAATACAGGATCTATTGTTTTTAGAAAACCGTGATCGTAAATATGATCCCGATGTTTACGTAATGCGTGGTGTGTATAACATGCAGGACATTGACTTTAACCTAAGTCAATTTGGATTGTTTTTACAGAATGACACACTGTTTATGACTTTTCACATCAACGATACTGTGGAAAAACTAAGCCGTAAAATCATGGCAGGCGATGTACTAGAGTTGCCGCATTTGAAAGATGAGTATGCTCTCAATGATTTAAATTTTGCTCTCAAGCGTTTCTATGTTATTGAAGAAGTTAGTCGCGCAGCAGAAGGTTTTTCAGTAACTTGGTATCCACACTTATATCGTGCCAAATGTAAACCACTGGTTGACAGTCAAGAATTTAAACAAATACTGGATGCTGTGCAAACTGATGCAGAAGGCAATGACACCAATACCAGTCTACGTGACATCATGTCCACGTATGAAAAAGAAATGCAGATCACTGCAGGTGTTCTTGATCAAGCAGAAGCCGATGCTCCCAAGAGTGGATATGATACTACCAAGTTCTATCATCTACAACGAGGACCAGACGGAAATCCTCAATTGATCAGTGCTGATCTAGAAACAACTTTTATTACAGATAATCAACCGCAGGCCACAGATGAGAACGGTGCTCCGTTGTTTGACACTGATGGCAATCCCGTATATGCTGGCGTTACTGCTGATCAAACTTATCGTTCA